CTCGGTCGGTACACCCAGTTACTGTCGGCGAGGACCCTTCTTGCCGCCGCGTCTCTTGCCAGAAGCCCGATGCTTACTGTTCACAGGAGATGGAGCGGAAGAAGATGTTGTCGGCGTCGTCGTAAGTGAGACAACGCTCCAGACGCCGGGTTCGAGTTCTTCGGCTATCACGTCTGGAGTGGCGGGGGGAGGAGTGATCATTGGATCATCCAGGTGTTGTGCTGCAACTTTGTCTACGGTTTGTGTCGGCATATGCAGTTGAGGGAGGTTTTGAAGATCGTCCTCACATGTCGCCTCGTCCAAGGCTAAAATTAGACGAAGGAGTTCACCCTCGCTAATGCCGGTCAAAGCAACAAACTGGACCCAATACTCTTCAACAGTGAGTTGTGGCCAACTACCGTCGGAGACTCGGAACCAGTAAGGCATATCATGTTCACCAGTGACCTGGTTACCATGAATCCTCTCAACTGCAGTTGCCCAAGCTGAGATTAAGGGGTTATTAGGATCGAGGGTAGCCAGACCAATAGCTTTGTTAACTAATGCTTGTTGAACGTCGATTGACTTCGGAGCAAAAGTATAATGAAGCTTGTTGATTTGGCGAGCTGGATCCTGCAAACTGCCATCGCCCCCTACGAATAAGTATGGGAATTTACGCCCAAGAAATCCGACAGGGGTGTCAGTCTCAGTGGTATGAGTGATACAGGTGTATTTCATACCAAGGTCTTTCGTGACTTTAAGCCAATTATCTTCGTTGGCTACGGAAGTTGCATCATCTCCCGCGTGTTGTCCCAGTAGACTGAACGCCTCTGAGGCAGAGTACCCACCAGTTCTTAATGCGCAATAGTCTATAAACCCAGTATAGAGTGTATTGCCATCAGTGGTTGTTGGACTGCCTGAGAGAGTCCCAGTACCGGGGTCGTACTGGTCACCAGTAGACGTCACACCTTTTGTATTCATCTCGCGATCTAACAGTTCTTGTACTTCGCGACGATGCCCAAGAGCGACTGCTGCCAAGTAGATTGGTCTCTTGACATTGCGGTAGAGCCAGTCAGAAATTGAACCATCAAAGCGGTTACCGTCCGCTTCAAGGATTCTTCTGAATTCGGCCATCGTGGTCAACCTACGAGCTATTTCTTCCGGTTTCTTGCCAGGAGCATACCATTGATGATGTTTCAAAATGGCATGTTTAATGGCATAGGTAAAGCGGGATAGCTCAAGGTTGTGGTCTGTAGGTAGTGTACTTATATTGCGTGGATGATTAGATCCATTGGCCACTTCCTTCTTCATGAAGGACTTAACTCGCAATTTACCGGGGAGCCACGAAGCGCCGGTAAGCCAAGGAAGAGCATTGGCGTTCCTACCTACTTGTTGTGGAGTGGATGTCTGTTCGTCGATAACCTGATCAACACTCCAAGGTTCTACAGTGTGCGCATGATCTCCAACTACGAGTGCGGTGTATTCTTGTGCCCACGCCAGATATTGATTGGGAGGGGTTTTGTTGTTGCGAATACACTCCACTCGACCGCGCACTGCGGCTAGGTCGTTCGGTTGGGTAGCTGCGGGTATAGTAGTCGGATCATCCGTAATTGGCGGGTGCAAGTTCCGGCCGACGGTCTTCAGGTCAGCCTGCGTGTCTGCACGAGAGTCAGCTTCAGCGTTCACGTAGTTGCTCGCTCCAACAGTGCCATTCCACATCCGAGTCTCAGAAACCTGGACTCTCTTGCCTGACTTATAATTAAAGTAGGCCACAAGAATACGGGATGCTGAAACAGCATCCTTCCGATGGATTCCATATTCTTTCAAGATGTTCATAACACCATAGAACGATACCCCTTTCGTGACTTCACCAAAGCTAATCTCTATTGCCGCAAAACAGGCCTCTGGAACATTGGCAGATGTGTAATCACCACAGCGAGCAACACTGATCCACATTGAACTTTTACCTTCAAGCGGTTCTGTGTATCTCATTATGGCGAAATCACCATCTAACATGGTACGACGCTGTAGACGAGGGCCTTTGATCAATAAGCGGGTTAGGAAGGGGAATGTCACTTTTGCAACAGGTGCCAAAAGCACTATTGCATGAATGTCATCCACCTCGCGTTTTTCAACTGCGTAAATCCTTGAACCCCACCAATAATCAAAGACAACTGTGTCCAGGTCGTAGTTCCATAGGTCTGACGGATAGTCCGCTCCACCATTGACGCGCATGTGGAATCGTCCATCTTTTTCGATGGTGTAATGGCCATCCAAGCAGTCTCCAGCCAGCTGCCGAGGCATAGCTGAGTAGAAAATGATTGGATTGCCCTTTCGGGCAAGATACCGGATCTTCGATATCTTAAGGTAGTAATCAACATCAATACCCATGATGAAATGCTCGGGTCTCAATGAGCTTCGAACTCGCGGAATTGCGAAGTCTTTAGCCCACATTAACTCATGCACACCATCACCTTTTTCCCGGTTGCTCATTGAGATATGGTAGGGTTTTAAGCCCATAGATGTTATCCAATTCTCAATTGCGCGAAAGCTCTCATTTCTAGCGCGAGCAGCCTCGGGGTGTGAGTGATTACTAACCTTTCCCATTGTCACCATACGAAATTGGTGGACGAATTCACAGCGTTCGCTGCTATTGGGGCGGGACGTAACTGATTCTAGTATTCGATTCTTAATGCGTAAACCAATTTCCATGATGAACGGAGTAAGAAGAATGTAGTAAAGAGTACGGGTAATCGTGTA